TACAATTGTCGTCGACGAAGCCCATCACGCTATTTCGGACGGTTATCAGCGTGTCCTTGGTTATTTTGAACAGTCAAATGTACTAGGAGTAACTGCAACGCCTGACCGTGGAGATATGAAGAATCTTGGTTCTTACTTCGATAGCTTAGCTTATGAGTATTCGCTAGTCCAAGCAATCCAAGAAGGGTACTTATCAAAAATCAAAGCTTTGACAATTCCGCTCAGCTTGGATTTATCGAATGTCAGCATGTCGGCAGGCGATTTCAAGGCGAGCGATGTCGGAACGGCACTGGATCCATACCTGGAGCAGATAGCAGATGAAACGGCCAAGCAATGCGCAGACCGTAAGACAGTCGTATTCTTGCCACTGGTGAAGACATCGCAGAAGTTTCGAGATATTCTAAACGCAAAAGGTTTTCGCGCTGCTGAGGTAAATGGAGAGTCCAAGGATCGTGCAGAAGTCTTAGAAGACTTCGAGAATGACCGTTACAACGTGCTCTGTAACTCTATGCTCTTGACTGAAGGCTGGGATTGCCCATCAGTAGATTGCGTAGTTGTGCTAAGGCCTACCAAAGTACGAGCGCTCTATTCTCAAATGGTGGGGCGTGGGACTCGCTTGCATCCAGGGAAGGAAGAATTGCTCTTGCTAGACTTCCTCTGGCACACTGAACGCCACGAACTATGCCGGCCAGCTCACTTAATCTGTGAGACTCCAGAAGTCGCTCAGAAAATGATTGAGAACATGGAAGAGCAAACCGGAGTCATACTTGACCTTGAAGATATGGAAGTGAAGGCGGCTGAAGATGTCGTCGCTCAACGTGAAGAAGCCTTGGCCAAGCAATTGGAAGAAATGCGCAAACGCAAGCGCAAGCTAGTCGATCCGTTGCAATTCGAAATGTCTATCCACGCTGAAGATTTATCAAACTATGTACCTAACTTCGGATGGGAGATGGCGCCTGCTAGTGATAAACAAATCAAGGCACTTGAGAAATACGGTATCCTTCCTGATGAAATCGCAAACGCTGGGAAGGCTGCATTATATTTAGACAGATTGCACAAGCGACAATCGGAAGGTTTGACTACACCGAAGCAAATTCGATTTTTGGAAGGTCGTGGTTTCAAAGGTGTGGGCATGTGGCAATTTGACCAAGCGAAAAATATGATTGATCGTATCGCAGCAAACGGCTGGCGATTGCCAGCAGGCGTGCGACCGGCTGAATATGTACCGGGGTGATGTATGAAATCTCTTTTACGATATCCAGGTAGCAAGTGGAATCTTGCTGGTAGGATAGTAGAACTATTACCTGAACACAAAACCTACCTAGAACCCTATTTTGGTAGTGGTGCGGTACTATTTACCAAGCAAACTAGCGCGATTGAGACAGTCAACGACCTAAATGATGATGTCGTCAATCTTTTTCGGGTGATACAACAGGAACCTGATGCGCTGGCCGAAAAAATCTTTCTGACTCCTTACAGTCGAAAGATTTATGATAATTCTTGGGAAGTTCTACCCAAAAATGAAATTGATAAAGCTCTGAATTTCGTTATACGTTCTGTCATGAGTCACGGTTTTCGAAATATTGAAAAATCTGGTTGGAAAATGGATATCAATGGCAGAGAACGAGCTTACGCAGTCAAACATTGGAATGATCTGCCAGAGTTAATCCAAGAAATGACATTGCGATTAAAGCAGGTTCAGATTGAATGTCGGCCAGCCATCGAACTGATAGAGAAATACAGTCGGAAAGATGTCTGTATGTATGTAGACCCTCCCTACGTTCTCAGTACGAGGACGAGAAAACAATATTCGGTAGAAATGGATGATCGTGATCATGAAGAGTTGTTAGAGGTTTTGAATCAATCCAAAGCCAACATTCTTCTGAGCGGATATGATAGCGACTTGTATAATAAACGTTTGGCAAATTGGGAAAGAGTAGAGTTCTCGGCGACTGCAGAGAAAGGTCTACCGAGAACAGAAGTTCTTTGGATGAACTATCGATCAAAGAAGCAATTATTATTATTTTAAAGGAGAAAACAGTGGCAGAGAATGATTTTAATTTGTTGCCGTTGCTGGATTACATCAATCCTGCCACGGTAGACTACCAGACCTGGGTAAATGTAGGTATGGCCTTGAAACACGAAGGATACACAGCATCTGACTGGGATAACTGGTCACAAAACGATAGCCGGTACAAGAAATTCGAGTGCTTCAAGAAATGGGACACTTTCAACGAAGAAGCAGGAACTATCGTGACAGGTGCGACTATTACCCAACTTGCAAAAGAAAACGGCTGGGTGTCGCAATCTGGTTATGATAGTGAGAATGCGCATGAGTTAGAATGGAACGATACCATCGACCGTGATTATCGTGTGATTGACAAAGACTGGATTGAAGGTAAGGAAATCCATGAGCCGACGATTTGGAATCCTGTTCAGGAAATTATCAAATACCTTGAAACACTTTTTGAAGCTGGTGAAAATGTCGGTTATGTTACCAAGTGCTACCCCAAGACTGACGATGAAACTGGCGGGATTGTCAAATGGCTGCCAACAAAGGGAGCTTACGACCGTACAGCTGGTGAGTTGATTCAGCTCTTACAAGAATGTAACGGAGATATTGGAGCTGTTCTTGGTGACTATAACGAAGAAGCTGGTGCATGGGTGCGATTCAATCCCATGGATGGAAAGGGCGCTAAAAATGAAAACGTGACAGATTTCAGATATGCCTTGGTTGAATCCGACAGTATGCCAATTGATAAGCAAAACGCAATTTATAAAGAACTTGAATTGCCGATTGTCGCTTTGGTCCACAGCGGGAATAAGTCCTTACATGCCATCGTCAAAGTAGATGCTAAGAACTACGAAGAATATCGTAATCGTGTTGATTATCTTTATAAAATTTGTCAGAAGAATGGGATCATAGTTGATACTCAAAATAAAAATCCGAGTAGGCTATCGCGCATGCCAGGTTTTATCCGAAACGGCCAGAAGCAATTCTTAGTAGATACGAACATCGGTAAAGCTGACTGGGACGAATGGTACCAGTACATCGAAGACTTAAACGATGACCTGCCGGATCCAGAAGGGCTGGCTGACAGTTGGGATAACTTGCCAGAGTTAGCTCCTGAGCTGATTAAAGGCGTCCTTCGCCAAGGTCATAAGATGCTGATTGCTGGGCCTTCAAAAGCTGGCAAATCATTCGCGTTGATTGAAATGTCAATCGCTATTGCTGAAGGTAAGAAGTGGCTCGGTTGGAATTGCACCCAAGGAAGAGTATTGTACGTCAACCTAGAGCTAGACCGTCCGTCAGCCTTACATCGCTTCCGTGATGTCTACCAGGCTATGGGATTGCCGCCACAGAATATCCAGAACATCGATATCTGGAATTTGCGTGGGAAGACCGTACCGATGGACAAACTAGCGCCTAAACTCATTCGTCGAGCTTTGAAAAAGAATTATATCGCAGTTATCATCGACCCGATCTATAAGGTTTTAACTGGTGACGAAAACAGTGCAGACCAGATGGCACACTTTACCAATCAATTCGACAAAGTGGCTACAGAGCTCGGCTCCAGTGTTATCTACTGCCATCACCACTCAAAGGGTTCGCAAGGTGGCAAGAAGTCCATGGACCGTGCTAGTGGTTCGGGTGTATTCGCTCGGGATCCTGACGCGCTTATTGACTTAGTAGAGCTGGAAGTTTCAGAGGAGTTACTTACTCAGAGGCTGAATCAGGCAGCGTGTGAAGTCTACAAGCAGGCTTTGCAAGAGCGAAACAATGCCTATTACCAGCAAAATGTCGGGCTAGACGACCTCTTGAGCCCTGCGCAGATGAGAACGCATTTCGAGAAAGGCATTCCTGATGTCATGGCTCGGGCGCCTTATGTAGGCAGGCTCGAAGAAGTCCGTAACAAAGTCCAGATAGCGACCGCATGGCGTGTCGAGGGCACGCTCCGAGAGTTTGCCAAGTTTAAGCCAGTCAACATGTGGTTCAGTTATCCAGTGCATGCGCTTGATGAATCGGGTGTGTTGGCGGATATTAAGCTGGAAGAGACTACGCCAAATTGGAAAAAGAATCTAGATAGTAAAAAAGGTAATGAGAAGAAAAAGAAGTCTGCTGATGAAAGATTTACTACTGCTATGGATGCATTGTTCGACGGAATCAATCCGGTTGAATTGAGTGAAATGGTGGAATATTTTTCAACAGAAGACAAACCTGTTAGCGAAAAAACTATCAGAAGATGGGTCAAAAATAGAGATGATTTTGAAGTAAAAAACAATCAAATCACACCCAAAGAAGAGCCAGGGACAGAGTAGAGACAAGGACAAACCCGACAGACAAACCCGAGAGTGTCCCTCGGGAATGTCCTTGACTCTCAGAGACAAACCCGAGAGTGTCCCTGTGTCTCTGGAGTGTCTATAGGGACAAAGACAAACCCGAGAGTGTCCCTGAGAAAACGCACAACCATGCGGGTTTAAAGCTCTAGGGACAAACCCGAGAAACCCAGGGACAAAGCTAGGGACAGAATTCTTCTCTCTTCGAGAAGAAGAATTTAAGAAATGTCCCCGAGAGTTCAGAAGAACAGGTACAGGAACAGGGGCGATTGAGCTACGCCCCCTGTAACCCTGTAACCCTGTCCTTCACTCTGAACTTAGGCGCGTATAAAAAGAAAAGGAGTGCATTTATAAAAATGGTAATTGAATTCTTTTTACCGATGCAAAAAATACCGACAACGACTCACCAGCAAAAAAAGGTAAACGTTCAATTTGGAAAGCCAATCTTTTATGAGCCGGAGGACTTGAAAAATGCCAGAGCGAAATTTGAGAGCTTGCTCGCGCAGCATGTCCCTCCGAATAAAATCAAAGGAGCAATTCGTCTGACGGTTAAGTGGTGCTTTCCTCGTATCAAAAAAAGCTACGACGGCCAGTACAAGACCACGAAGCCAGATACGGACAATCTGCAGAAGCTACTCAAGGACTGCATGACAAAACCTGGCTATTGGCAAGATGATGCACAAGTGGCCAGCGAGATTGTCGAAAAATTCTGGGCGGACACTGTCGGGATCTATATCAAGATTGAGGAATTGCCATGAAAATCAATTATATTGATTTCTTCAGTAGAGTCATTCCGGAATGGATGGCGCGTAGTAATCAGAAAAGTCAAGAAGTCGGTTTCGGCTCAGATGCTTATTG